TCAGCACCAAGCATTTCAGATTGATCGTCAATCAGCCAAGTACAACCTTGCCAGTCTTTGCTTACCCGATCCTTCAGCGCAAGCTTCAACATTTCCAAAGTCTTGTTGTAGCTTGTCTCAAAATCGGGATTTTCTATAATAGGAGATTCAATTTCGATGTGCAGTTGTATATTGTCATCCTCAAGTTTGTCAAACACAAAGAAAACATCGTATGTCATGCCGCTAATTGTAAGTTGATATGCTTCACGGGCAATACGTTCTCGGCAGCCAAGATACTTGTATTCTGTAAATCCGAATAAGCAGGATTTCACATCAGTGAGAATCGCTTCGCTGTATTCCTTTGAACGTCTTATCTCAACAGTGATCGTATCTTCATCACCGAAAGGCGATTCTCCAACCTCATTCGTGCAAGCATACAGGAGGCTTGCATCATTGGGAGAATTGAACATAAATTTAATTGCCATGATCTGCCTCCTTCTTCTGACATTTTGATTCGATATGAAACATTCTAAATACAAGAAAAGTCTGGGTACTTTCGTACCGCAGACTACACAAACCATTTATTGCATTGTATCTATCCGATAATTCGGTTTATGTAGTCTATCATTTAATACTTTCCTTTATGGCAAGACGAACAGCCGAGTGATGATACTCTCATCCTCGGCTAATTCAACCTCCTTATCAAATTTTGTGCGCTTATCAGATTGGGTCAAAATAAGCAATCAAGAAGCCATTTTGACTTTCCAAAGGCTGTTTCCCGCCTTTTCCAACCTCGCACAAAACCTCATAGCGAAATTGAATTAACCGTGACAACCCTTGAAAAATCAGCATTTTTCTTGGTTGTCTCTATTATACCTCTTTCCCCCACAAAGCTCATATCCCCTCCTGTTGTCAAGATAGAGACAACAAAAATTTGTAAACAATTTTGCAACAGTCGAATTACAAAAATCCGTACTTCCTCTCATACGGAAACAAAGAAAAATCCCCCAACCGTTTACTCTCGTATCACCGAGAATATCCGATTGGGGGATTCTGTTATTCAGTTGTTCAGTTTCTCTTGACTGCCCGTACAAGCGAACTTGTGAGATACCATATCAAATATGCCACCGCTTTTATAAGGGCGAACACAGCGATTACAAAGCCGAATAACGCCCCGATAATGGCATTGAGTGCGAGTATGCCTACACCCCTTGAAATGCTCCCACCGATGGGAATAACAAAGAGCATATACGGAATACCAAACGGCACACCGAATACCATGCACAAGCAGAACCAGTCAATCTGTCCGTCCACTATGTAAATGTACTGTCCCAAGACTGCGATCAGCAAGATCGCCATAATGGGAAGGATGCTATGCTTCAATAACTTCATACTCTATTTACCTCCGTTACGCCCATTTTCTTGTCGCTTCCTGCAGCAAATCATCAAACTTAAATTCGACCTCGATTTTCTTTTCATCGTACACATAGACCGTCTCAATGAAGGCATCTGACATTTCCTTTGTCAATGTGTCAAACATCATGCTCTGTTCTGCCTGTTCATTGATTTTGGCAAACTTGTCTGTCATGGTATTATCTTCCTCAATCAGAGAACGCAGACGGTCAAGAGCAGCTTGTAAGGAATCAATCTTTTCTGTCAATTCCTCTTTCTTCGCCAGATATGTCTCACGGCTTATTACACCCTCTGCATACGCTTCATACTGTCTAATGCGCTCTGCCTTATAGGTTTCTATATCACGCTCCATACGCCTTGTATCGGCTGTCACGTCCTGCACGGCAGTCCCTTTTGCTTCTTCCATCTGAATCCCTAATTCACGCAGTACCTTTAACTGTGTTTTCAGACACCGCAGAACCGCCGAATCAATTTCACGGGCAGATATATACTTATCACAGCAATTTGATTTTCTGCCGCTTTTCGTTTTGTGTGAGCAGTAATATACCGCATCATACGCAAGCTCCAAACGGGTAATTGCAAGACGGCATACACCGCATCGGATTTTTCCTCGCAAGGGATAATCGTTTCCCGTTTTGAAACCCGGTTTTCTCATCGGCTGTATTGCCGCCTGTGCGCTTTCGTACAATTCACGGCTGATGATCGCATCGTGTCCGTTCTCAATAATAACCTGCCGATGTTCGGGAACCGATCTTGTGATGTTCGTTCCTACCTGCAAGCTCTCACGATGGCTATGGACAAATGCTCCGGTGTATTCATATCTGCGGAGAATGGTTCGTATTTTCCCAATATCCCACAGACATTCCGAATCTGCCACTTTCCGTTTACCGCAAAACTCGTTCTGCTTTTCACGGTGTATGCTCGGTGTGTCAAACCCCTGCTCGTTCAGATAGCCTGCAATTCGACCCGTACTCCATCCGTCACTCGCTTTTTCAAAGATCAGCTTGACAATCTTTGCCGCTTCGGGATCTATGCGCCAACCGCCTTTTACGGTTTTATCTTTGATATACCCATACGGGGGTCTGGCAGATGTGCTGATGCCTTGCTTCCATCTCGCACGAAATCCGGACTTTACTTTCTTGGATATATCACGGCTGTACAGAGAGTTGACAAGATTGCTGACCGCCATATCCAGTCCCATCGTTTTGCCGATATATCGGTTGCTGTCATAGTTGGAATTGACTGCGATAAATCGTACTCCGAGAACCGGAAATATCTGTTCCAGATAATCGCCCACTCCGATATAATCTCTGCCGAGACGGGATAGGTCTTTGACAAGGATGGTATGTATCCGTCCTTTTTTCGCATCTTCGATCATACGCCGAAATGCAGGACGGTTGAAATTCGTTCCCGTATAGCCGTCATCTATATACTCAAAAATTTCGTCCGTAAATTCTTCTTTGGATTCCACGAAGTTCTGCAGCAGTTCCCGTTGGTTCTCAATACTGTTACTCTCGTCTTTGTTGTCCTTGCCGAGATCACCGTCTGCCATCGACAAACGAAGATAAAAACCTAAACCCGCATTCATTCACACTCGCCCCCTTCCATCATTTCTATTACTCTCTTGTACACATCCTCACACTTAAACGTAATCTCATATCCGTCTGTGTTACTGATTGAAACTCGCTCGACAAGCTCATGTACAAGCTCCGGATTAAACTCACGATTATCAAGATACTGTTCCAGATGCTTAACAATCTTGGAGTAATCGGAAATCGTCTTTTCAAGTCTTTTCCGCTTTACCTCCAGTCCTGCAAGCTCGTCCTGCATCCGCTGTTCATCTGCGACATACTGCTCCTTGATATTCTGATAATCCTCTGCGTCCAAAATTCCGTCTGCGTAATCCTCATAAAGTTTGTGCTGACGTTCCTCGGTTTCGGAAATCTTGACTTGCAGGGCAAGCATTTTCTTCTGTGCGGATAGCAAAGCATTTTTACCGCCCTGGGATGTGTTCACCATATCCAGCATTTTCTTTCGGTCACACATTCCCTTAATCAGCAGATGGATTTGATCCATAATAAAGATTTTCAAAAAGTCCTCATGCACCACTCGACCACCGCAAGCAGCCTTGCCGCCGTTCTGCGGACAGAGATAATGCCCACCTGTCTTTTTCAAGGTTTTGTAATCGTGCAGATAGCGAACATAGTACATATTGTGACCGCACTCGGCACAATGAATCATACCCGAAAACTGATCTTGTATCTTTTCTCTCTGCTCCTTGTGGTAATCCGTCTCGCTGTATTTTTTCGTACTGTTCGCTTTCATGGTCTGAATAATCTGCTCTCTGTCCTCTCTGGTAACAAGCGGTTCATGTGCATTTTGATGTACCGTCCATTCATCTGGAGTGGTTCGGTGACATTTTTCAGCCTTATAAAGAGCTTGCTTGATTCTACCTACACAAACATCACCCACATATCCGGGATGGGAAAGAATTTTATAGACGGTATCGGCTCTCCACTCCGCAGGCTTAACCTCTTTGCCTACTTTCTGATTTCGGCTCTGTCCCGGTGTCATAGCTCCAATCAAATCCAAGCGTTTGCCGATCTCTTTCACCGATACACCAAGTCTCGACCATGCGAAGATCGCTCTGACAGTCGGTGCGTTTTCTTCATCAAGCACATACCTCTTTTTATCCTCGGTATGGTCATATCCAAAAGGTGCTGTACCCATAGGCATGGAATCTGCTTTGTTCTTTATGACCTCTCTGGCAGCACAGATTTTCTTGGATATATCCTTTGCGTACATGGCATTTACCATGTTCTTGATCGGCACGGCAAGACTGCTCCGATCTTCTTCTCGGATGCTGTCAAACTCGTCCGTCACGGATATGAAGCGTACATTCAGATGCGGAAACAGCGTTTCAATGTAATAGCCGGTTTCCAGATAGTCACGCCCAAAACGGGATAAGTCCTTGACTACAATACATTCGATTTTGCCGCTTCGCACATCATCCATCAAACGGACAAACTCCGGTCTGTCAAAGTTCGTTCCCGAATAGCCGTTATCAGAGTAGCTGTCCTCAAGCTGTAAGTCCTCATGTTCGTCAATGTATTGATATAGCATGGACATCTGCGTTTGCAGAGATTCGTCCGTCTCGTTCTCAACCGATAATCTGCCGTATGCCGCAGTACGCAGTAATTTTTCTTTCTTTTTTGTTTGTATATTGGCTATGACCACCGTACTCACCGCAGTATCGTTCTGCGCTCGTCTGCTTTTTCGTGCCATCACCACACCTCCGTTTCTTGAATGGGAAGCATATCTCGCCATCTTGTATGCTTGTTGGGAAGAACCACTTCCACAGTTTCCATGTTCTCAATCAGAACCTTATCAATCCATTTTCGGATTTCCTCTTTGGTCAGCTTGTCGGGGATTTTGATGTTCCCATAGAACACCATCCAGGGATTACGATTGCTGAACGCCAATTCCAGTTCGTCCACCTGTGCCATAAGGTTTTTGAATACCGCTTCTTTTTCGGTAAGCTCGGCATTGATCTGTTCCCGATACTGTCTGTATTCTTCCTCGGTTATCTCTCCCGCTTCGCTCATGCAGTAATAATGCAGATGTACCTTTTCAAGCTCTGCCATTTCCTCAAAAAGCATTCTTGCCTGTTCTGCAAAGACCGCTTTCCGTCTCTGCTTTTCAAGCTGTCCTAAATCCGATGCAATCCATTCTTTTGCAAACTCGATCTTTCGCTGTTCCGAGCGAAGATGCTCAACTGTCTGCTCCATGACATAATCATATCGGATTGTTTTTCTCTGCCAGAAGTCCATGCCGAATGTTTGATAGGGATTCTCGGTACGGTGCAATCTGCACACTACCGTTGCACCCGTTGTCTTATCGAATATCTGCTTGACAAACGCATTGTCGGACTTCATTACGGGTGGATGATTTTTCTGTACTGTACTTCTGCTCTCAACAACTTTGGCAGCACGGTCAAATAGTTCTTTTTCGATAATAGGCGGCGTTTCGATTTTCGTTCTCTCGCCGTCCATGATTTTGTACCAATATCCGATGTAGGCTGTATTATCAATCACACGCTTTACCGAACCGGGCGACCAATGGGATTTTACCTCACCACGTTTCTTTTGGCTGACACGGACAAGGTGCATCATCGGAGAATCAATTTTGTTTTCGTTAAGGTATTCGGCTACCTCTCTGAACAGTTTCTGTTCATCGGCAACCATGTGGAATATCTTGCGAATGATCGGTACAACTTCTTCGTCAACGACAAAGCCTTTCCGTTCCTCATTCAGCAGATACCCATACTTTTCATCATGTACGGATAGATACCCCTGCGCCTGTTCTGCTCTGGTTCTGCTGTACAGCACACCGCCGATATACGCATTTCGCTTTTTCTTGAAATATGCCGCAGCTTCCTCATAGGTCAAAGTCAGACTGCACACATTGTCCTCGACTACGGCAAAATGAATCCCTGCAGGCAAGAAGCTCTTTAAGAGAACATCTTCTGCGTAAGAAACATTGGAACCGCATCGCAACAGCGAATCGACTACAACCATATCAAATTTACGGCTGACCCCATCGTTCTGCATCGTGCGGAACGCATCATCGGCTTCTGTGTCTTGTTTTCGATCTGCGTACTTTTGTACAAGCTCCCAACCATGCTGCTTGATATACTTTTGGATTCTGTCATTCTGCTGACGGATAATATCGGACGGAATATTCTTTTCGGGTACGCAGGAAACATATCTCGCATAACTCGCACATCTCATACAACCGCCACCTCTCTTTCTGCAAATTCTTCACAGAGAGAAGATGCCATTTCCAGCATTTCTTGAATTTCGTCCTCATAGTGAAAATGGATTTCTACCGTATCGGTATCGTACACCACAATACTTGCAATCAAGGAAGCAATCAATTTCCGATCCAGTTCGCTGACGTTCCGATACTCTCTGAATGTTTCCATCCAGGGACGGCTGTTATTTTCACGGGATAAGAGCTTTTCCCGTTTTACAATCAATTCCTCCTGCGCTGTCTTTGCGGAATTGATCTTATCGGTAAATCTTGTGTTGATGTCCTTAAACTCGTCGTGGCTTACAATGCCGTCCGTCATGTCCTTATATACCTTTGATTTCAAATCCTTGTATCGCTCAATCTCCGCTTCAAGTGCCGCAATCTGCGTATCTACGCTTTTTACGCCGAGGTTTTGTGTCGGAAGTTCATCTATTGCAGACAAAATTCTGTCGGCTTCCACAAGCAGTCTGATCTGATGCTGAACCACCGCAAGCACGTTTGTCATGAGCTTTGCTTCGCTGATGTTGTGCGAGGTGCATCCGTCCCCACGCTTGTATGTAGAGCAATAATAGTAATTGTAGGGTTTATCCTTTTTGACAACCGTGCGGCGAATCATATTCTGACCGCAATCACCACAACGGAGAAATCCCGACAAGGTATAAACGCTGTCCGAAGCAGGGGCGGTTCTGGTGTCCAGTTCGGTCAATCTCTGCACGATCTCAAAAATCGGTTTGGGGATAATCGCATCATGCGTCTCTTGAACACGAATCCAGCTTGCTTCATCAACGGGTCTGGACTGCTTGACCTTGTAGTTAATTTTGCGGTTTTTACCCTGTACCATCGTTCCGATGTAAAGCTCATTTCTTAAAATGCGGTTGACCGTGACAATCGACCATTTCGGTTTTCTGCCGGAACGGAAACCGCTGTTGAAATTCAGTCCGCACATTCTCTTGTATTCAAGAGGTGGCGCAACCTGCATTTCTTCCAATCTTTCGCTGATCCGCTGTGCCGAAAATCCGTTGAGCTTCAGTCCGAAAATCGTTCTCACGATTTCTGCGGCTGCTTCATCAATGATAAGGTGGTTTTTGTCATTCGGGTCTTTCAGATACCCGTAGGCGGCAAAGCTGCCGATAAACTTTCCGTTCTTTCTTTTTACATCAAGCTGACTGCGGATTTTAATAGAAATGTCTCTGCAGTAGGCATCGTTAATCAGGTTCTTGAACGGAATGACAATCTGATCTGCATCTCCGGATTCGTCTGCGCTGTCATAATGGTCATTGATCGCTATGAAGCGAACACCGAGAAACGGAAAAATCTTTTCAAGGTATCTTCCGGTTTCAATGTAATTTCGTCCGAGACGGGATAAGTCCTTAACGATGATACAGTTGATTTTCTTCTTTTTTACATCTTCCATCATCCGCTGGAAATTCGGACGATCAAAATTCGTTCCGCTGTATCCGTCATCCGTGTACTCGGACACGATACGGATACCTCTTTGTGCGGCATAGTCTGCAATCAAATCCTTTTGGTTGCGGATGCTGTCGCTTTCCATTTTGTCCCCATCTTCTCGGGACAGACGGCTGTAGCTTGCCGCCTTTACTTCGTTTTCCTTATAAAAAAACATAAAGCCACTGACCTCCTAATTTACTGCCCTATGGCATAGTAAACCAAGAAATCAATGGCTTCTTTGATTGCACAAGATGCGTGATGCAACTTGATATTATTTTGACCCACCGATATTATAACACATTTCCTCGATTTATGCCATAGGTTTTTACAAAAAATTCGTCTGTTCACAAAAAAGATTCAATTATCGTTTTCTGCGAACATGGTTGCTTTGATGCAATCCTCCAAGCTCTGCTTTCCGACAAATCGTGTTTTTACCACCATGCCGTTGCAGAGATAGCAGTACGGATTGCCGATCTGCTGTACAAAATCCATCATACGTTCCGTGTCGGGAAGATCTGTGTTGATCTTTACATCCTTGATGTCAACCAAACTTTTCCGATCTACGGTGCGAATATCAACCTCTTTCATTTTTGCAATTTCCTCTCCGGTGAATTTTCTTTTCGGGGTTTCTTTCTTCATAAGCAGTTCCTCACTTTGTTTAGGTTTTCACCTAACCCATCGTGGAAACAGCTTTTGCAAGGTAGGAACGAAAAATTTTTCAAAAATTTTTGTTCCCTCTGTCCGAAACGCCATTTGAAATGGCTTATGCGGCGTCTCGGCAAGGTGCAATCCGTCTGCGCCTCCTTTCCCCCTGCCGTTCCGTTCTACTCTTTATCCCGTGACTATCCCGATTTTGCGAAATCGGGTAGCCACGAACCCCAAAGAACGGCTAAAGAGTAGAGGGAATTTTTTCTCATACTTGGGAGAGCAAGTTTCGCCTACAGTTACTCATAATTCAAATCTTGCGATTTTCCTTATGCCAACTGAGGCAACTTGATGGGGATTACGCTCCCCATACCCTCGTATCAATTCATACTG